TGACGTTCCAAAAGTTTGACGGTCTTTTCTTTAGAAGCAACCTTTTGCTCAGCAGAAACTAATTGATATGTTGTGTCTGCTCCCATACTCGCCGTATGTTCAAGGTGCGACTTCGACAGGAATCCAAAAATGCCCATCGAAGTGAAGAACATCAATATGAGTACACCAGCAGAAAAAACGCCTTTGAGGAAAGTAGGGGCAATCTTCCAGTTTCGATACAACCATGATGCTACAACAAGTTTAGCAAACTCGAGGCTTGCTCCCATTGCAACAATAGCCATAGTGGAACCTGGGAAGATTGCCATCAAGCCAACAATAGAATAATAGGCTGCTGTTCCTGAGAGCAGCAGCCCAGCGATAAGTGCTAGTATACCCATGCGTCACCCAAAAAATGAATCGATTGACTCTACCTTTTCTGTATGCCATTCGATAGAGGAGAGAATGATGTCAAGCGGATCCAAAAAAGATTTTTGGAACTGCAAGTCATAATCTATATATTGCTCCGCATCTAACTGTTTTGGCAATCCAGACAAAAAGGCAAGCGTGTTATTGTTGAAGATGTTTGGTTGCTTTAGATAAACGAACTTAATCTTCTCGCCTTCCTGAATCAACTGATACTTCTTGGTAAGTTTCAACGTGCGCAAGAAATGGTTATAGACCAACGCTCCCTTGACATGAATAGGCGCACCCTTCTTATAGATTTGAGCAGCATCACCATACTCAGCCAAACCGTTCACACTTCTCGGGAAAGAGATATCCTCAATAGGCATAGCCTTAAATTCCTTGCGGAATGTTTGGATAAACTTATGAAGGTCATCCTCAGTCTTCGTCATGATGATATTAATTGCTTCCTTAATCTTCGTGCGACAAGCACTTGGAGTTGAAGACTTGACTGCCTCAAGACCCATAATCTTCAACTTAGGTTTGGCGTACTGCACACCTTCGTTGTTATACACGTTGAGGATATATCGCTTCTTTGCCGTCCAGATTGCCTTGTCAGCCAAAGACTCTCGCTTCATTTCCATTCGCTGCTGATATGCATTCACATAATCGGCTAGGTCTTGGTATGTCGCATCAATAAATGGCTGCAACTTTTGTTCACAAACTTTATCCATAAACTGAATGACCTTGTTAGGGTCGCTGACGTTTGGATACAATTTATCAATCAATGGTCCAAGATTTAAATAGATCGAGTCGGTATCTGACGCAATTACATAATCTTCTTCTTTGGTCTTGAGCAACTTATTCATATAGTTGTTCATCTTGTTCTCGATCCAACGAATCGAGAGCTGACCCGAAGTTGTGATAGCCTCGGCGATACGGATATCAAAGAAACGGAAGTATTGATTGCCCATCGCACCATAAGCGGAGTTTAGAGTAACCTTCTTCGCCAACTGTAGATTATTGTACCGAGCAATTTGCTTCTCAAGATAATTGACTTGATTTTTGTCGTCAAGAACAGTTTCCATCTTCTTTTTGGCTTCAATAGCCAACTTCTTATATCGAGTACGATCCTTATACATGGAGTCCATAATTTCAGGCATCACACCCTGCTCATTTCTCTTGAAGAATTGACCATTGGGAGTCACGGTCAAGTTTCGTTCTTTTAAAAGCTCTAGGTCATGAGTTTCGTTAAGCAAAGATTCAACAGATACCTGCTTCGAAGTGGCATCAAGAACCATATCAAAAGTCTTAGGGCTAAGAATAGTTTCCATCGAGATGTTATATTGCATGATTAAATGCGGATACAAACTGTTCAAGTCAAAGGAAGCAACCCAATTATAAAGACCAGGTTTTGGTTCTTTGACGTATGCACCCTCATACTGCGAATTCTTCTCGCCCCTTTTCATGGGAGGAATGACGATATTTTTTCGCTTTAGATAGTTGTATACGATCGCGTCCCACATACGCACCTGAGTAAACACGTCATCGTAGTTTACCTTATTATCGTATGCAAGAGTAAGAGCCAACTCAAGTAGTTTCATCTTGTCTTCGAGTTTTTCGACAAGTTCAACGTCCTTGATGTTATACTCGATAAACTTTTGGAAGTCTTGCTTATACAACTGATGGAGGTTTTCAAACTCAGAATAGTCAATCTTCTTTTCACCCAACTCAACGTGGGCAATATGGTCGAGGCGATATGACTCTTGCTGCGAGTAAGTAAACTTCTTATACAATTCAATGTAATCGAGCGCGGCAACACCCACGATATCATACGATTGATGATCGCGATTCATGAAGGTAACTTCTCGCATGTTCAATCGGTTCCAAGGCGACAATTTCTTGGCTTCAGCCTCGTCGAACAACTTGGTAATACGATTGACGAGATAGGGAATATCGAAGAACTTGATATTCCATCCAGTGACTACATCGGGATGAAATCTGGTCCAAAACTCCATAAACCTTGTGAGTAGATCTCTTTCATCTCGGCACTTTGCATAATGCACATCGTCGCGATGCTTAGTGTAATCCCCACAACCAAATACAAAGTAATTGTCACGTATCTTAACAGTGATTGCCGTGACTTCTTCATTGGCTTGTCTTGGCTCGGGGAATCCGTTTTCAGATCCGACCTCGATGTCAATGTAAGCCACAAGTACCTTAGACATATCCCACAAAATATCATCAGGGTAATCATCAGCAATAAATGCATAGTCAAAACGATTATTACCAAAGACAGGAAAATTGTCAACACTCTCATATCGCTCCAAAAAATCTCTACACTCAGAAATATTGCCTGGCTGGATTGGCTTAACGAAAGAACCCTCGAGAGTCTTAAACTCTGAGGGTTCCTGGCTTTGTAGATAGAACGTTGGTCGATACTCAATTTTTCGACGCACACGCTTATCATTCTCTACGCCTCTGAAAAGGATAAACTTTCCAGAAACGCAGACGTTGGTATAGAAGTCTGACATATTACCCCGTAATCAATTGCTTTGGCGGAACGACGATTCCTGAGCCGAAGATTTGATTATACCCGTTTTTCACCTCAATAGCAACTTCTGATTCGATAACAATCATATGATTCTTTACCAAGAATGGACTGTCAGCCGCCTGCATCCATGGAACAAATCCCATAACTGGATGACCATCCTGTGCACGTTGCATAACACATCCAAGTGGATTCTTGATTGTAGTATACGTTTCGTCTCGTTCAACAACTTCGGCAACGATCTCTTCACCGCTTGCCAGCTTGAATGCTTTTAGCTCTGCCATTTTTCTTTTCCTTTGGTGCTGTTAAATATTCTTGCAACTTTTCTTTTGGCTTGGCGATAACATTGTTGCAATAATAGTTACCGTCAAGCATTGTCCATACATCTCTTCGAACATTAAATTGATAACCTACGGATTCTCTAACGATGATTCCGTTTGCTTCAAGTAATGCCTTGAACTCGCTTAGTGAATTCATTATTCAGCAGGTTCGATGTCTCGATTTTCGCCGAGGTTACGCTTCAGCTTATGTGCAACATAGTTTGCGTGAGCCGCAATCATACATTTCTTCGCATGTCCATGTTCTTCTTTATTCAGGAATCCACGAGCCTCGCCCATAATCAATGCGCGCTTGATAACTCGCGGCAACTTTGCCTTGAAAAAATCACTTCGATTAGCCATTTAATAGTTCCTCACACTTTTTCCAAAAACGCTCTTGTTGTTCTGGGTGGAAAATTTGAAACAGGTGCCAAAACAACTCACCTTTTTCATTGCCATACGTTGTGCCGATGCCATAATTCGGCATGTTATCTGCAAGTACCCAATACGGACGCTGGTCTAATTCCCAATGAAACTTCACAGGCTCGCGGTCATATCTTGTGGGTAGCACAATCTCTACAGGTATATTACTCTCTTCTGCCTTAAAAGTCAACTCTTCGCCAACATCGCCCCTGTTTGTTGGGGAGAATGTGGGCTTGCCGATCTTTTCATATGTTTCTAGCGTAAATGCCATAGCATGCGGAGCAGCAAACACATGTTGATTATTGTCAATATGGTTAGACCTTTGAGCGTCGCCAATCAATTTACCTGCATATGCCTGTTCTAGATAATAGTCAATAGCATCTTCATGCACAGGTACGGCATCGATATCGAGAAAAAGAATAGCGTCATATCCATTTTTCCCAAGTAGTTCTGTAATCTTTTCCATAGTTTGTCCATGGGTAGCATCGGTCAATACTTGTAGATGTGGGACTTTAGATTTATTGTATTTGTCAACAACCTTCTTCTGCAACTCAGGAGTTTTAGGGTTG